CGTCATAGATTCTTAAAGGGTGGCGGTATAGATATTTCTTATTTAGATCCATCAAGAGTTATTCACAGCTATACTGAGGATCCAATGTTTAAGGATTGCTACTATTGGGGAGACGTTGAAACAGTGCCTGTATCGGAACTTGTGAAAATAGATCCTGATTTAACCAATGAGGATCTAGCAAAATTAAAGTCATACTCTCAGGCATGGATGAGAGAGTTCCCTACAGAAAGAGATAGACAGAACTCTGAACTTTCAAGCGAGACAGCTACACTCATAAACTTCTCATACAAGACTACCAAGAAGTATGTGTACAAGAAAAAGAAGATTTCTGATGATGCTGCTAGAGTTATAAGAAAAGATGACGACTTCAATCCTCCTCAAGAGATGATGGAAGAGAGAGGGTTCGAGAAAGTTGAGAAGAGAATCGAAGTTTGGTATGAGGGTATTATGGTCGCAGGTACTAATTTTATCTTGAAATGGGAACTTCAAGAAAATATGGTTAGACCTAAGTCAGCATCTCAACGTGTGATGTCAAACTATGTTGCTTGCGCTCCTAGATTATACAAGGGGGCTATTGATTCTATCGGGTTAAGGATGATTCCTTTTGCTGACATGTTGCAGTTAAACCACATGAAGTTTCAGCAGGTTTCTAGCAAGATGGTACCTGACGGTGTGTTCATCGATGCAGACGGTATAAATGAGGTAGACCTAGGAACTGGGGCTGCTTATAATCCAGAGGATGCTTTAAGGCTTTACTTCCAAACGGGTAGTGTTATTGGTAGAAGTTATACGCAAGATGGAGACTTTAATAATGCTAGAACACCTATTCAGGAATTAACGAAGTCTAGTGCTGGAGGTAAGATTAATTCTCTTATCGCACAGTTCAATCACTATCTTAACCTTATGAAGGGTGCTATAGGAGCGAATGACTCTATGGACGCCTCTACACCACACAAGGATGCATTAGTTGGTTTACAGAAGATGGCAGCATTATCATCAAATGTAGCTACCAGACATATATTGGAGGGGTCTATATTTATGACCAGAACATTAGCAGAAGGTCTTTCATGTAGAGTATCTGATTTGCTAGAATACTCAGATTACAAAGAGGAATTCATAAATAAGATAGGAAAGCAAAACGTTTCTATACTTGAAGACGTCAAGGACTTGTACCTTTCCGACTTTGGTATATTCATAGAAGTTTCTCCGGACGAGGAGCAGAAGCAAAAGCTAGAGGAGAATATACAAATCGCCTTGAGAGAAGGTGGTATAGACCTTGAGGACGCTATTGATATCCGAGAAATAAACAACATAAAGCTAGCTAACCAGTTACTAAAGGTTAAGAGAAAAAGAAAGCGTGACTATGACCAGCAAATTAGAGAGAAGGAGCAACAGTCTATTGCTCAAACTCAAATGCAGCAACAACAAATGGCTGCTCAGAATGCTGCTCAGAAGATACAGATGGAAGCTCAAGCTAAGATTCAAGTTAAGAACGCTGAAGGTGATAACGAGATAAGAGTTCTAGAGAGGGAGGCTCAACTCAAGTTCGATCTGATGCAGAAAGAGTTCGACTTAAACACTAGATTAAAGTCTATGGATATGCAAGTAAGACAATCATTGGAGGATAAAAAGGAGAAGGCTAAAGACAGAAGACAGCGTGAGCAGGCTACTATGCAGTCAAAGATGGTAAGCCAGAGAAAGTTCGACCTACCTTCTTTAAATTTTGAATCTAACGAAGACTCTCTAGATGGCTTCGATCTAGCGGAATTCGACCCAAGATAGACCGAAAAATAGAATAAATATTATTTTTAACTTTGTAAAAAATCAAATCAAATGAAAATTCAAGTAAAAGCTGTAGACTCAGTTAATGAAAAGTCAAAGCAAGAGTTAGAGAGGGAAATTATTGAGGATCACGCTGCTAGTCAAAACGACGACCAAGATAACGACCAAGAAGGTAACCAAGAAGGTAACCAAGAAGGTAACGAAGGAGGTAACCAAGAAGGTAACCAAGGAGCAGACGATAATATTGCTCAAGCAGAGATTAACGAAGAATCCGTAATGAGCTTCATTAAGGAGAAGTACGGAAAAGAAATAGAATCGATTGATTCATTATTTGCTAGTGAAGCGTCACCAAGCAATGACATTCCTGAAGACATATCCAAGTTCATTCAGTACAGAAATGAAACTGGAAGAGGGATGGAAGACTATATGAGGTTGAATGAGAACTTTGACGACATGGATGACAATTCATTGTTGTCTAGGTTTTACGCTGAGACTGAAGATGGTTGGGACCAAGAGGATATTAATGGATACATCGAAGACAACTTCGCTTACGACGAAGATCTAGATGAAGATTCAATAATCAGGAAAAGACAAAGAGACAAGAAGAAAGAAATAGTAAAGGCTAAGAAATACTTCGAAGGTCAGAAGGAGAAATACTATACTCCATTAGAGTCTAATGGATCAAGTACTCCAAATGATCCAGAGTATCTAGCTTTTAAAGAGCAAATGAGTAACGCTAAGACTCAACAAGAGCATGCAGCTAAAAAAGCTGAATGGTTTAAGAGTAAGACAGACGAGTTATTCAATGATGATTTCAAAGGTTTTGAGTTCAACATTGATGACAAGAAGTTTACCTATCCGATACAAGAGATCGACAAAGTTAGAGAGAGTCAAAAAGACATCAGTAACTTTATATCGAAATTCTTGAATGACGATGGGTTGATGGAAGATACGTCTGGATACCATAGAGCGTTATCAATTGCAATGAACCCAGAAAAATACGCTAAGTTCTTTTACGAGCAAGGTGTTTCAGACACAGTATCCGAATCGGCTGCTGAAGATAAAAACATCACGTTAGGAGCTAGACGTAAACCTGAGACTCAAGTGGTAGGGAAAACAACAATAAGAGCCGTATCAGAGCCATCAGGACGTGGGTTGAAATTTAAAAAATAATAACCTAAAACAAAAAGAAAATGGCAGGATCATTATCGGTTGGAGGAGTAAATCTTCAACCATCATCAGAACAAGTGGCATTGTCCACAAACTACATCACTAACTTTAATTTCTTAGATCAGTATCTTCCTGATACTTACGAGAAAGAATTCGAGAGATACGGAAACAGATCAGTATCTGGATTCATGAGACAAGTTGGTGCAGAATTACCGTCTACATCAGACCTTATTAAGTGGGCTGAACAAGGACGTTTACACACGAAGTACATTGACTGTACGACTACAGTGCTTTCTAGTGCTGACACAGCTACGTTCACAATAAACGATACACTAGATCCGGGTACTGGAAGTATTGCTGTGAGAGTAGGTCAAACTATTCATTTAAGTGTAAGAACTTTAGCTTCTGGAACAGCAACAACTAATAAGGCTATCGTTACAGCGGTTAACACTTCACTAGGGGAAATAGATGTTGCATTCTATGAGGCTGACGGTATGACCAATTCCGATGCTGCGAATATCTACGAAATGTTCATCTACGGTTCAGAATTCAACAAAGGTACTAACGGAATGGTAGGCTCATTAGAGGCTGACGACTTAATCCTTGATAACAAGCCAATCATAATCAAAGACAACTATGAGGTTTCTGGATCAGACATGGCTCAAATCGGATGGGTAGAAGTTACTACTGAGAATGGAGCAACTGGTTACTTATGGTATTTGAAGTCTGAGCATGAGACTCGTTTACGATTCGATGACTACCTAGAGACTGCAATGATTGAAGCTGTACCAGCGGAAGCTGCTTCAGGAGCTTTAGTTTCAGCAGGTGTTGATGGATCAGACGGTGTATTCTACTCTGTTAACGACAGAGGTAACGTATGGTCAGGTGGTTATCCAACTACTTTATCTGACTGGGATACAATTGTAGCTCGATTAGATAAGCAGGGTGCTATCGAAGAGAACGCATTATTCGTAAACAGAGCTTTCGGATTCGCTATCGACGATATGTTGGCTGATCAGTCTACAACTACTGGAGCTTCATTCGGTTTGTTTGACAACGACAAAGACATGGCTTTAAACTTAGGATTCTCAGGATTCCGTAGAGGTTACGATTTCTACAAGACTGACTGGAAATACTTGAATGACGAGTCAATGCGTGGAGGTTTGTCAGCAGGAATCGTTAGCGGATTGTTGGTACCAGCAGGTACAACTTCTGTATACGATCAAGTGATGGGTAAAAACGCAAAGCGTCCATTCTTGCACGTTCGATACAGAGCTTCAAAAGCTGAGGACAGACGATACAAGACTTGGATCACTGGATCAGCAGGAGGAGCAGCTACAAGCGATCTTGACGCAATGGAAGTTAACTTCCTTTCTGAAAGATGTGTTTGTACTTTAGGAGCAAACAACTTCGTATTATTCGAAGGATAATATACCTAAAACCCAACAGGGGCTAGGGAGTGATCTCTAGCCCTTATTTTAAATCAAGTAAAATCAAAATAAAATGAATAGATCAAAGAGAAACAAACCAAAAGATTTAACGTTCGTAATGACTAGAAAGAATCCACCACTAAGTTGGATGGTAAATTCTAGAAACACTACAGCGAATCCTCTTCACTATTACGATGAAGAGAACAACGAGAACAGAGTTCTAAGGTATGCTAGCAATCAAAAGAGTTGTTTTGAAGACGAGCAAGACGGTACAGCTATTATAGAGCCGATTATTTTTAATGACGGAATGTTAGTAGTTCCAAAAACAAATCCAGCACTTCAACAGTTTTTACAGTTACACCCTAAGTTTGGGAAAGACTTCGTTATCCAAGATAAGGAGAAAGACGCTCAGACTGAATACGAACAACTAGAGAAGTCAAGTACAGCTACTGAGATGGCTAGAAAGCTAGATATCGATCAGAAGCTTATGATCGCCAGAGTACTTATGGGGTCTAACACTGACAAGATGACGTCTGGCGAAATCAAGAGAGATGTCTTGGTGTACGCTAATAACAAACCAGATGAGTTCTTACAAGCAATTGATGACTCAGACTTAGAGGTTATGGATATTGCTGCTCAAGCGTTCCATAAAGGATTCTTGACTACACGAAGAAACGACACTGAGATTTGGTATAACCTAGATTCAAACAAAAACAAACTTATGAACATTCAATATGGTGAAAGCCCTGTTGAAAGGTTAGGTAAGTTTTTAAAGACCGATGAAGGTTTAGATATCTTAGAGATGTTAAAATCTAAGGTATCGGAAGGCTAATACAATAGTCACATAAACATTAAGTAGGGCGAAAAAACATTCGCCCTATTTTTTTTCTTATATTTGCTGTAAAACTACCTGATGATAAACTCAGTAAGAAATACGGTACTATCCATATTAAATAAGAATAACTACGGTTATATAAGCCCGGCAGACTTCAATCTGTTTGCCAAACAAGCTCAGATAGAAATATTCGAAAAATACTTCGACAGATATAACAGGCAGATAACGAAGGAGAATGCCAGACAGTCAGGAACAGGTTACGCTGACATTACAGGAGCACTGGGAGAGACTATAGAAAGATTTTCAAAGGCAGCAGCACTATTACCAAAGGTATCTGGAGAGGTGAGTCACTTCATGACTTTACCTGAAGACTACTACAATATTAATCGTATGAGTTATTACTCTAGCTTACTTTCTTCTGGAAGCATAACATCGGTTACAGCAGGTAGGTTAGTCGATTCAGGAGCAACGTTTACTTCAGATGGTATAGCAAGTGGAGATATAGTTGTTAGTCAAACAACAGGTGCGGTAGCCTTTGTTGTTAGAGTTGTGAGTGATACCGAGATTATACTTACGAAAGACATATTTGAACTAGCGTCTCCAGAGTACGCAGTATTCAGATCCACAATACACAGAGAGTTGGATAAGGTCACACAGAGCAAGATAATGATGCTTAACAACTCTAACCTTACAGCTCCTACGGCTACTTTTCCAGTTTACGTAATGAGCGAATCAGAGTCAATTGGGTTTGGCGAAACAGTAGCTGTATATCCATCATCGATAACAGTTACTGGATCTGTAGTGATACAGTACACGAGATATCCAAAGACTCCTAAGTGGACGTATTCAGATGTTCCTTCAGCTACTGGGGAACCATTGTTTGACTCAACTCAACCAGACTATCAAGACTTTGAGTTACCAGAAGTGGATGAACATATTCTAGTTCAAAAGATATTGCAATACGCAGGTATGTCGATCAGAGAGATTCAGATGACTGACATCTCTGCTAAATTAGAAGATAGAGAAACTAACCTAGAAAGATAAGATTATTAACTATGGCAGCTAAGAAAAAAACATCAGGTAAGAAGAAAGACTCAAGATTAACTAGAGCTGGAGTATCTGGTTACAATAAACCTAAGAGAACTCCTAGTCATCCAAAAAAGTCACATATTGTTGTAGCTAAAGTAGGTGATAAGGTTAAAACTATACGTTTTGGAGAACAAGGTGCAAAAACTGCTGGTAAACCTAAAGCAGGTGAAAGTGATAAAATGAAAAAGAAAAGAGCATCATTTAAAGCTAGACATGCTAAAAATATTGAAAAAGGTAAAATGTCTGCAGCTTATTGGGCAAATAAAGTAAAATGGTAATATGGAAGCTAAAAAGAAAACAGTAAAAAAGCAAACCTAAAACTAAATGCTTCTCTTGAGGAGAAGTATAGTAAAAACATAACCGTAAAATCCACAACAGGAGAAATCATTAAGAAAGAAGAAGATGGCTTATATATCAGCTTACGCATATTACGAAAATAGTGGTGCGGCACCAGAGGACGCAAATTGGGGATCATATCAATATGTATCCTTAACAGACATTGTAAACAACTTCCAGTTAATGTATGCTGGAAATCATTCATTAATAAACAACGAACCTAGATATAAAATTCTCTTCCATGCGAAGAGAGCTATACAGGAATTGAATTATGATGCATTCAAGGAAATTAAGATACTTGAGCTAGACGTGTGTGACCAACTCAGGTTTGTACTTCCACCAGACTATGTGAACTGGGTAAGGATATCGCTTTACAAAGACGGGCTGTTAAGACCATTGACTGAAAACATCCAAACCAATTACAGCGACGCCTACCTTCAAGACAATGATTGCAAGATATTGTTTGATGAAGATGGCAATGTATTAAAGCCTGAATACTCTCAAATAGATTTCGACAGAATTACTGGTCAAAAGAAAAGTATTTACTTAAATGAGGATTCTATTTTTAATGATCATGAAGGATACTGCCTAGATGGAAGATGGTACTTCGATTACGCAGTAGGAGAGAGGTATGGTCTAAACACGGAGACAGCAAACTTCAATCCGACATTCAAGATAGATAACAAGTCAGGAGTTATTAACTTCAGTTCAGGAATGGACGGTGAGAAGTGTATATTGGAATATGTTAGCGATGGTATGGAGAATGGAGATGAATCTCTTATATCTGTAAATAAGTTATTTGAGAGATACGTGTACGCATACATAAACTACGAGCTGCTTGATCAGAAGACAGGGGTTCAAGAATACATAGTTGGTAGAGCTAGAAAGAAATCTACAGCTTTACTTAGAAATGCGAAGATAAGAATGAGCAACTTACATCCGGGACGACTACTCATGAATATGAGAGGTATGGATAAACACATCAAGTAATGAAGATAAAAAGGAATTTCATTAAAGGTCGAATGAATACAATGTTCGACGAAAGACTTATAGCTAATGGTGAGTATGTAAGCGCAATGAATGTAAGGGTTAGCTCTACCGAAGAAAGTGAAATGGGGGCTATCGAAAACGCAAAAGGTAATGAACAGATAACAACACTAGGATACAGAGGTAGTGATTTATCTGCTGATGCTGTTTGTATCGGTTCAGTGGCAGACTCAGCTAGAGACACTATTTATTGGTGTGTGCACGACCCTAGTAACCCGACTGTTCTTAGCGGTGTGCTAGACATGATCGTATCTTACAACGTGGTCTCTGGGACTTTGATATATCACGTAATAAGTTCAACTCATCCATCCGGCACAGGAACTGTGTTGAATTTCAGTGAGGAGTACAGGGTGAATGCGATGGATATAATTGAGGATTACTTGATTATAAACGACAATAACAACCCACCAAGAATATTTAACACCAAAAGAGTTTATAATGAACCTTCAGATGAAGATATAAACCTGATAGTAAAACCACCTAGCGCAGCTCCAACTGTTACACTTATACAGCAACCGGGACAAGAAACTTACATGGATACTAGGTTTATTTCATTTGCCTATAGATATAAGTACGTGGACGGCCAGTACTCCGCATTATCTCAGTTTTCCCCGATAGCGTTTGGCCCTTCTGAATTTGATTTCGATTATAGCACATCTCAAAATAAAGGGATGCAAAATACTTACAATTCTGCTATAATTAGTCTCGAAACAGAAGGTAGTAATGTAATTGGAATTGATCTGGTGTTCAAGTTTTCAAACTCAAGCATACTAAACATTGTAGAAAAGTACGACAAAGCTGATTTAGGCTGGGCTGACAATTCTACCGTATCAGTGACTTTTGTTAACAAAAAGGTATACACAACTTTACCTGAAGAGGAGTTGTATAGACTATTCGACAATGTTCCACACAAAGCGCAAGCACAAACCATAATGGGTAACAGGCTGATGTTTGGGAATTACACTGATGGCTACGATGTGAAAGATGAAGACGGTCAGGATTGTAGAATCATATTTGATACAGAACTTGTTTCAGAAGAAATAGAAAGTATTGATTTAGGGTTAACAAAGACATCTACTACATATACTATAGATTCCACTATTGATATAGAGAACTCGAAACTAGTGATTGACTTTTCTGATGTATCATCTGAACTTAACGAAGGGTCAAGGTTAATCGTAAGAATAAAGCTTACTCCAGAACCTATAACGGTGGGGGTTATAGACGTTGAAGATCCTAGGAGTATAAATATCGAAATGTCCTTAAAGCTAACTGATTCATATGCGAGTGTGGCTGCTTTAGCTGCCAGCTCTGAGTTTCAAGAAGCTGTAGGAACATTAACATTCACACCTATAACAGACTGTGGAACTATTGATGCTGGGACATCTCTGACAGATCAGTTTAACTGCGGATCATTTGTTCCAAGGATACCGCCAGACTATTACGAAAAATCATCAAGTGGTATAACTGCTGACGGACAAGGTATATCTATATCTACATCTGGAGACAGCATAACTCTAGGGATGATAGCTATGAAGTTTGAGAAGATCACTATAGGCACTTTTGAGTACGGATATTATCAAATATCTGGAGCTTCCGCATCATTTTATAAAACAGACTTCGGAAGCAGTCTGCATAGCGATAGAGATTACGAGACGTCTATAATATATATGGACGAGTACAATAGATCTACGACATCACTTGTTAGTCAAGAAAATACTATTTATGTCCCGTACCAAAACTCAACAAAAAGAAATAGCATAAGAGTAAATATACCTCCTACACAGAACCCTCCAGAATGGGCTACTAAATTCAAGTTTGCTGTAAAACCTTCTAAATTGGATTATGAAGTTGTTTATTCCACACTATTCTTTAACGATAATATAGGAGGAGGTACTTATTTTAGGCTAGAAGGTGACAATCAAAATAAAGTGAATGAAGGAGATGTGCTTAGAGTTAAAAGGGATTTGTCAGGTGTCGTCACTAAAAATATAGAAACCACCGTTACAGAAGTGAAAGCCCAGCCTAGAGATTTCTTGAATGCCACAACAGGTATAGAAGAACCAGCAGGATTATATATGAAATTGAATTCAGACAACTTCATAACGAGCTATAGCGAGGGATATTACAAAAGCTCTGGATTATCTGAAACTTCTGGAATCGATCTTTACGAAGTGAGTGAAGATAACCCTAACTTCGATGTTTCCGATCCAATAAGCCCGACTAATTATCAATATAGACCTTGGGCGATACCTAAAGGGAGCTTGGTTGAAATAAGAATTGAACTTAGCGGTAACGATGCTAGCGAAAGCCTTCAGACATATACGTATTTTAGAACTCACAATTCATCAGCAGACTATGATAACCTTTACGACTTTATAGAAGGGGAAGGGATAGATTTAGCTTCAGGAACTTCTTTTACAGATGGAACTTCTACTGTCCCTGTAACTTACTACAGTTATTTATATGACCAAATATCAGGGGTTGGAACAGACCACTTAAGTCCAGTAGCAGATGATACATTTAGAATTCAATTTTGGTGGTACAATCCAGCTTTAGCATCCCCTTCAGAACCTGACGCAGGGGTAATGAGGTTAGGGGTAAGATCAGCGTTACTAGGTTCAGGTATAGATCCTAAAAGCGTAATGCAGGTAAAAGTGATTGACACAGGAAGCACATTTGTATTCGAGACCATACCACAAGAAGCAGACAACGAATTGTTTTACGAAGGGAGTCAGGCTTTTGACATAACTTCAGGAAGACATGAAGGTAATGTGCAGAACCAAACCACATCACTTCCAGCTATAATAGATCTAGACTTCTTTGATTGCTATTCCTTCGGTAATGGAGTGGAGAGCTACAAAATAGGGGATCGATTAGCCACACCTTCATTCAGATTAGGTGAAAGGTTTTATGTTGTGTCTCAGGAGGACTACAAAGAAGCAGACAGATATTCAGACCTTACATACAGCGGTATATACAATGAAGAAACCAATGTGAACAGGTTGAACGAATTCAACTTGTCGTTAGCAAACTTCAAGCAATTAGAAAGATCTTTCGGTCCGGTTAGGGTTATATCCGGTAGAGCAAATGATATATTAGTTCTACAGGAAGATAAAGTGTCCTACGTGTTGTCAAGCAAGAACTTGATCAGTTCATCTCAAGGAGGAGGGACGGTTGCTTCCATTCCAGAAGTGCTTGGCACACAGATAGCTAGAATAGAAAACTTTGGCATTGGAAACAACCCAGAGAGTTACACTGAATATGGATACGACAAGTACTTTGTAGACCCTAAAAGAGGTGCTGTTATAAAGCTTACTGGAAGTGGTCAAGCTGAACAGCTTTCAGTTATTTCTGAATCTGGCATGAAGTCATGGTTTAGAGACTACTTCAGGTTAACTCCGAATACTCAAAAGCTAGGAGGTTATGATCCTTATATGGGAGAATACGTGATAGCAGGAAATCTAAACACAGTTCCTTCAGATCCATTCGTTTCCTCTTGTGGAGAGGAAGTTACAGTAACTACTGATGAAACGTTCAGAACTTGGGAGGTAATATTAGCTCCAGGGTCAGGAGAGATTACAGTAGACTATACAGTTGGCATACTCCCGATGGGAGAGGATGTCACGTTTGAAATCATTCATGACGGATCTACGTATTCTTCTGGAGCTGTCACATCAGGTGGATCATTCACGTTTACAAAGTCGGTTGGTGTAGATATAGCTACAGTTGAAGTTACACTGTCAAGTTCATTCACCACATCATACGCTGTTGAAGTAGGATGTGCTACTGAAAACGGACCTAGAATGACTCAGGTTGTACTAGCTCCAGATGACGAAACACCTCAGTACATACATAACGACTTTTATTGGACTCAGGGAACATACGTTAGTCCAACTCAGAG